CAACCAAGGGACGATCCTCACCGGCATCAACGCGAGCGGTGTCTCGGCCGGCGACATCAAGATCTTTTGGAACCAGCCCGAGCTCGGGCTCGAAGACACCGGCACCGTCGTGTTCCGCCATCAGGACACGGGATCGTCGGCGGCGAATCGCTTCGTGCTCGAGCACGAGGAGGAGTACATCGTCGCGTCGGGCACGTGCGTGATGCTGCTCTACGGCGACGATTCGCGGTGGCACGTCGTCGGGAATTCAGGATGGGTCAAGCATCTCGTCGCCCAAGCGCTCCACGCATATCCGCCGCTGCACATCGGATATGCCACGCCGATCACGGGGACGATCCACGATTGGAATCCGGTCGGCGACGAGTCATTCGCCGGCGGACTCGGAATCGTCGGATCAAACCTCAAGTTCGCCGACCACTCGCTCCTCCTCGTCAACGTTGGCTCGGCGGGGGCAACCATCACGGGCCTTCACGTCGAGAGCGGCGCAGGGGCCACGGACGTCGGCAACTACGGCCCGGTCAAGTTCATTGTCAACATCGGATCGGGGCCGTTGCTCCTTCGCAATCAGGACGCCGGATCGACATTGCTCCATCGGATGTACTTGCCCGGGAACGTCGACCTCGTCCTGATGCCGCAGGAGACCGCGATCTTCACGTTCGACTACTACCAAGTCGGCGCGTCGCGGTGGCGATGCCTGGGGACCACGCGCGTCGACGTCGAGATGAGCGTGAGCCCGAGCGCGCTGCCATCGCTCACCACCCAGAACAACTGGAATCCGGGCATCGGGAAACGGATTCGAGTCACGACGCACGACAACGGCTCGGTGCTCGGCGGTCTCGTTGGCGCGCTCGGTGCCGGCAACTCGGACAACGGGATCGGCGAGCGGCGCATCCTGCACAACATCGGCAACGGTCCGCTCATCTTGCTACAGCAAGATTCCGGATCGTCGACGGGAAACAAATTCTTCTGTCCGGGCGAGCGTGCCTTCGTCGTGCCGGCACAGGGCTCCGTCGAGATCCTCAAAGACGACTCCAACCAGTGGAAGGTTCTCTCGACGAAGGCGCCGCTCAAGTTCGTCACCGCGACGAGCCCCAACGGCGCGACGAACAACTGGGCTCCCGTCGACTTCGTCACGGGATTGCCATTCCGATACGGCGACTCGATTCGCATGGCCGGATCTGGCGGGCCGCTCACTGGCCTCAGCGCGACCGGTGTCGTCGCCGGCGATCGGTTTCAGATCATCAACTACACCGGCACCTCGGTCACGTTCGAACACGCAGACGCAGGAAGCTCGGCGGCCAATCAATTCCGGTGTCCAGGGGCGACGGATTTCGTGCTGCCGTCGCTCGGCACCGTGTGGCTGACCTATGACTCAAACAGCGTTTGGTTCGTCGAGGGATAGATCACATGGGACGTGATCGATGAGCATCCTTGCCGCCCTCCTTGGATTTCCGCTCGGTAGCGATCCGCCGGCGCTCGCGTACTCGCACATGATGACGGCGCTCCTGCCGCCGGGTCGGGTGTGGCGGCTGCTCGTCGGCACGAACCTGTCGAACCTGTTCGATGCGTGCGCCGACGAGCTCGCGCGCGTCGATGCCCGCGCGAACGATCTGCTCGACGAGTCCGATCCGCGAACCGCCGACGAGCTGTTGCCCGAGTACGAGCGTGAGCTCGAGCTCGAGCCGACGGGCACCGACGACGAACGGCGCGCCCGCGTCGTCGCCCACCTCGTCGCTCGGCAGCGCTATCGGCCGGTCGATTTTCAGACCGCGCTCGCGCCTCTCCTAGGCCAGGATCCCGAGGACATCGTAGTCATCGAGCGCACGCATGCGTTTGCGGCGTCCACCGGTGACGTTCGCGAGATCTTCCGATTCTTCATCTACCGCGATCCCGACGAGCCGGGGGCCTACTTCATCGCGAGCGCGCAGGCGCTCGTCGACAAGATCAAGCCGACGCACACCGCGGGGCACGTCATCGAGAGCATCGATGCGCTGTACGACGATCCGTTCAGTCTCTATGACCGAGACGTGATGGGGGCCTGATGGCGACGTCGAGTGCAATCCAACTCGCCGATCTGGCGCTGACGTGGTCGAACGCGAGCGGCGACGCGGACCTGTCGAAGATCGACTCCGACATCGCGTGCGATCGCGGGCTCGTGACGGCGGTCGTGCTTTCGCTGTTCACCGATCGTCGCGCCGAAGCCGACGACAAGCCACCGAGCGGTGACGCGCGCGATCGCCGAGGCTGGTGGGCCGACGAGTTCGCGGAGGTCGAAGGCGATTTGTTCGGCTCGCGGCTGTGGCTCCTCGATCGGTCGAAGGCGACCAACGAAACGAAGCTGCTCGCCGAGAAGTACGTTCGCGAGGCGCTCGCGTGGATGATCGAAGACCGCGTCGTCTCCAGCATCGACGTGCCGGTCGAGATCACGAAGCGCGAGCTTTTGTTCGGCGTCGATCTCCACCGCCCGAGCCGCGACCCGATCTCGCTTCGCTTTGCGCACACCTGGGACCACTTACAGGAGGACGTGTAAATGCCCGTCTTGACCGTCACGAACGTCAACACCACGACCGAGGAGCTGACGGCCACCGCGCACGGACTACTCACTGGTGATCGATTCCGGTTGCGAAACGTCGGCGGTGCGCTGCCCGCTGCAACGCCGTCGCTCGCGCCTGTAACTGACTACTTTGCAATTCGCAGCGACGCCGACAAGATCAAGGTCGCGACCTCGAGCTCGAACGCGCTGCTCGGTACCGCCGTCAACCTCACGGGCGCAGGCACCGGGACTCACTTCATCGAGTACGGTCTGCCGTACTGCGTCCCGCGGATCGCAGCGCCCGGCACGCAGATCGTAAGCGCCGACGACAACGCGCAATGGAATTCGCTCGTGGCGCTGCATGGACTGTTTACCGGACAGGCGCAGAGCCTTTGGAACGCGCCCGGCTTCGCTACTCCGACGCATCACATCCCGGGCATGATGGGCATCGACGTCGCCGGCGTCGGTCACCTTCGGACAGGCGATGGATTCCGGCTCGACTTCACGAACCAGGTGATCGCGGTGCCGATCATTGTGGTGATGGGGATGCGACTCGTCTCGTGGACGTGGTGGCTCAACAAACAGAGCAACACCTCCGCGACTCTCACGGCCAAACTATTTCGGCGCTCGCCCGACGGCAACTCGACGCAGGTCGGCGCCGACCAAACGAACGCCGCGAACGGCCCAGGTGACATCACGCTCGGTCAGACCGTCAATCATCTGATCGTCGCCGACAACACATACCGAGTCGAGGTGTCCTCGAACGGCACGGCCGGAAACATCGGCGTCGACTTCACGCGCGGCGTGAAACCGGTGTTCGACCGATCGCAGGTCTAGTTCACGGCAGGCGGCCGAGCTTCTCGTCGGGACAACCGCCGCCGTCGTCGGGACAGCGACAGACGATCTGCCACGTCTCGCCGTACGCGTTCACGCGCGTCCACGTTTTGAACGCGTGTCCCGGATCGCCGCCGGGCTCGCAGAACAGAGGCTTCGCTCCACCGCCGCGATACGCGCCTTCGTACACGTACTCGCACGCAGAGTACTCGGCGCGCGCAACCTGCGGATCGAGCGGACGGCAGACGCCGCGCGGCGCTTCGGGTTCGAGCTCGGGCTCGTCATCGCCGCCGAAGTAGAGATCGCAGGCGCCCACCGTCATCGCCACGAGCATCCAAAGCGCGCCCCGCATGTCGACAACATAAAGCGCGGCCGCGACTTACGCCATGGGATGCAGTGCAGCCGGATGCGGCAGGGTAAATCTGGTTTGCACTCCAACGATTTGCGAACTCGCCTCGGTCGAAACCGGCGCGCTTGACGCCGCCGGCCGCCCGTGATCCTGCCGAGAGGGATGGAGCTCGACTACACGACCGGCGGCATCGGCGCCATCATCGCGGCCGCGATCGGCATCGCGGTGAAGTACGGCGGTCGCCGCGCGCTGCGGTGGTTCTTTGCCGAGCTCGCCATCTTTGTCGCCGCCGCGCTAGAGCAGCATCGCCGGCGCGAGCGGCGCCGCAACGGCAACGGTGACAAGTCGCCGCCCGGCCGCAACGGCAACGGTGACAAGTCGCCGCCCGATGGCACGCCGGCGCACATCGAAGCAGACGAAGAGACCACCGACGTGATCGAGCTCGTCGAGATGGAGCGCGAGAACACGCGCTCGCGTCGCAAGACCGATCCGCACCGTCGACCGCGCGGTGAGCGCAAGCCACGACCGGGCACACACCACGATCGA